ATGGTAATAGGAGTTATTGTACCTATCGCAGTTGGTTTAGTAGCCAACGCTGGTAATGTAGTTGTTAATGCTACAAGTGGAGCTACTCTCTCAGAAATCGCAGACCCTTCAGTAGTTTTGATGATTGAAGTACTGATACCCATAATTGCTGTTATTGCTATTGTACTAATGTTTTTACCAAGTAAAACAAGTTCTTAAAACACTTGTTTTATTATTTTTATTTTTTAAAAAATAAAGGTTGTTAAATTTGGCAAATGATATTAAAAGAGTAATTCTTATTGCTGTTGCTTTAATGGTAATAGGAGTTATTGTTCCAATTGCTGTTGGTTTAATAGCTAATGCTGGTAATGTAATTGTTGATGCTGGAAATAGTACTTCAGCCCCTCTTGACCAAGTAGCAGACCCTTCTGTTATATTGATGATTGAAGTACTGATACCCATAATTGCTGTTATTGCTATTGTACTAATGTTTTTACCAAGTAAAATAAGTAAGTAAATTACATATTTTATTAATTTTTTTATTTTATAGGTGTAATATTAATGAATGAAATAAAAGAAAAAGAAGTATTAGAGTTAAATTCTCATCAAAAAGCTATTAAAACTAATTCTGTTAAAGAAGCAAAATTAATACAAACAGAAATTATGTATATATTTAAATCTATTTTACTTATTTCTCTTATATTATTTACAGGATTATTAATTAGTTCAATATTTTAAAGATTAAAAATGAAATCAAAAAAATATATTAAAAGTTTGTTTTTCTTAATCTTTTTACTTTCTACATTATTTATTTCACTTCCTTCTATGACTAAAGGAGTATTACCAGATAGTATTGAATATATTCTTAGAAATGATAATTTGTATAATTCTACAAATCCAGTTTTTAATGAATCTACTATTGTAAATATAAGAAATTCAAGTGAATATACAGGCATTTATAACGCTACTTATTCTTTTACCAATGATGATGATGGTACTATTCCTAATGATTGGATTAGTGTAGGAGGATTACAAAAAGGAACAATTATTAATAATTTCAGTAATCATGGAAAAATACTTCAAGTTCTTGATGATTCTAATACAGAAACCGTTGTTATGAGAGTATTTCTAAATCCTTTAAATGATACTATATTTGAAATGTGGTTAGCAAAAAATTCTACTACATCTAATACAGATGTAAATATTTTATTGTTAGAAGGTGGTTCTACTATTGTTAGTCTCTCTATGACAGGAAATGATTTAACTTATTTTTCTGGCTCTGAAATATCAATAAAAAATAATTTTATTATACCAAATCAATGGTTTCATTTAAAATTGATTTTAAACGATACATTTAATAGTTTTGACGCATATATAAATAATATATTAGAAGGTAATAATTTAAACTATAACACTCCCTCATCTACTAATGGAGTAGATTTATTTGATTTTAGAACTAATAGTGGGCATTTTGGTTATAGTGGTTATTTAGATGCTCTTAATTTTAATTCTGAAATAATAAACACTCAAATTTTTAATTTTGATGATGATATTCCTAATACAGTACCAAATAACTGGGAAGTTATCGAAGTACCACCTTTTATAAGTGTAAGAGTTATAGAATCTATAGGTGGTTTTACTAATTCATTACGATTAAGAGATTTAAATAATTCTGGTTCTGCTTTTGCTGGTAAAAATTTTACAAATGATAATAATCAATTAATAGAATTTTATATTGCTAAAGGTATTTTAGGAATAGATACAGATACTACAATAAATATTCTAATAGATACAGATTTTATAATTTCATTAATATTTAGAGATAACGATTTATATCATCTTTTATTTGGTCTTCAATTAATTAAAGCTGATTTTTTAGTTTTAGATACATTTGTAAAAATTGAAATTCAATTAAATGATTTTGAACACACATATAATATACTTATTGATGATGTATTAGAAGGTATTGATATTTCTTATAATATATCTGGTATTACAAGCAATAATAGAATAGAAATTATTACAGATATAGCACACAATACTAATATTTTTTATTTTGATAATATGAGTATTAGTTCTTTTGCTAAAGTAGGTTTAAATATAATTCCTTTCCTTCAATCAAATCAACCTATTAAAGAAGTAAATAAATTTGAATTTGACATGATTAATTCTAATATATTATATGATATTGGTACTGATAATCCTTCTGGATGGTCTGATATAGAAAACGGTTTTGACCATACTAATATAGCTCAAGATAATACAAATATTCCTTTAAATAGTAGAACTAATAATAGAGTAGTTCAAATTGAAGGAATTGGTACTAATCCTGCTATAAGTGGAATAGAAAAAGACTTTAATATTAGTAGTGGAATTTTTAATATTACTATAAAATATAATTATAGTAAAAATAATAACGATTTAGGAAGTTTTTATATTCAAATTTTTAGTCAAGATTTACAACAACAAGTAAAAATCAATACTACTTTTGTTAATGGTCTTTTTGGAAACAAATTAGAATATAGAAATTCAAGTTTAAAAAATATAGTATTATTAGATATTACCGAGTCTACTATTTTTATTAATCAAGAAATTACATATAATATATATATCGATTCTTATGTTATATTTAAAATGACTACTAATGGTTCTTTAGGTTTTAATTCTTATAATTTTACTTTTCCTTTAATTAATCCAGAACATAGTGGATTAGGTAAAATACTAATACTTTCAGACCCTACAAGTGTAGGTGGAACTTTTCAAACAATAGAACTACAGAATGTAGGAGTATATCATAATGGAATTTCTCTTTCAGATGATTTTGGTTATTTACCATTAAGATTAAATAAATCTGGATGGTTATTTCAGCAACATAATTTAATAAAAATTAAAGCAAATGGAACTTTTGGTATGTTTTCCGCTTCTCATGATGATTGGATATTTGGTGGTAATATGGAAACAATAAGTTCAATGGATACTCACACATCAACATTAAAAACTATTAATGTATATTTTAATATTTTTGAACATTTCCCTCCTACTGGTATATTTGACCCTATTATAATATTCTTTATTAAAACTCAATTTAATATTTCAAGTATTACAATAAACGGAATAAAATTTATTGATGATACCCCTCACGATTTTGGATTTATATCTTATGAATCTGGTGGTGTTGATAATAATGAAAGTTATTTTTTTATGGAAACAGATAATATTTTACAATTTATTCATAATACAGATGATTTAAATATTAATGAATTCATTCAAGCAGAATTAATAATAGGCGGAGTAAATACTAATGGTACTGCTATAAAATATACTTCTAATAAAAATAATTTAGCTTTTGGTTTTTTTAGGGTTAACTATGTTTCTCTTTCAAGTATATTTGAATTACCAAGTATTCAAAAAACTTCTATAACACTTTTACCAAACGATTTATCAATAATATCTTTAATTATTTTGATTACAGATAATAACGATAACAGTTTATCTGGTTCTACTTCTGGATTTGTAAAAGATATAAGTTTATTATTTACAGATGAGACATTAGTAGAAATAATTACTTTAAGTTTAGTATCAGTGTTAATTCCTTTAATAATTATAATAATTCCTTCTTTAGGTTTTAGTATTAGAATTGGAAAATTTACATTTATTCCTTTCTTTCTTTTAATGAGTATTGTATTAACTATTTCTGGAATGATTCCTTTTTGGTTGATTTTTATAATTGTTATTTCATTATCTACTACAGTTTTACAAAAGAATGAGGTTGATTTCTAATTCCAACTTCAATTGACTGGTTAATAGGATTAAGCTTAATGTTTGGTTTGGCTTTATTATTAACTTCTGTTTCTTATAGAAACTTTCAAACATTTTTAGCTTTTTTAAATATTTCATGTGCTTTTATGGTTTGGTCTGGTTTAATAGACTTATGGGTATTAATTTTAACTACAATTATATTAATTTTTGTAATAGCTAATAGTTTATTTAATAATAGAGGTAATTTCTAATGCTTATAGGATTAAGTTTAATGGTTTTAATTATATTAGGATTTCTTTCTACTATATTAGGAAGTGAATATTTAGCAAGTTCATTACAAGTTGGAATTGATAATACTTCATTAGTAAATGGTTCTATAACTACTTATGTTGTAGAAACTGAAACAGTTTTATTTCAAATAGATACTTCAGTTTTTATTATAGCTGGAATTGCTTTATTGATAACTTTAGGTGTTGTAGCTGGATTAACTGGAATTCAAGTTCTTGGTTCTGGATTAAATAGTGAAAGTGTAAAAATAATTATTATGTTAACTGGTTTAACTGGAATTTGGTTTGCTCTTTCAGCTATTTGTATAAATCTAATAGCAAGTATTCAAGTATTTGGTTCTATTATTTATATAGGTTTAACTCTAATGTATGTTATTGGAGTTGTTCAGAAATTAACTGGAGGTAATTAAATGAATTTATTACAAGCAGACCCTTTTCCACCTACAGATATAGAAGCAATTGCGATAACAAATATAGGTTTGATGTTTGCTCATATATTTGTTCTTTTATTTTTGTTATTGTTAATGTTATATTTATTTTTTAAAATGCCAAAAGACTTAAAAGAATGTTTACCTATTCTTGTTGTTTATATGTTTTCTTTATTAATAGGAATGGAATCATTTGGTCATTTACATACTCCTTTCAGCCCTAATTTCGAGTTTTTCTTTTTAGTTTTTCAAACAAGTTTATTTTTATTAAGTTCATTTACAGTTTATTCTAATTATCATAACGGAGGTAATATATAGATGTTTAATAAAAAAAAAAGATATTTAGCTATATTTTTAATTAAAGAACAAGAATCATTTACGATTATCGGTAAAAAATTATTTAATCCTAATAATTCAAGCGTAAGTTATAAAGGAAAAGCATATATAATACAGACTGATATTCATACTTATTCTAAAGGCTTAACTCATTTTTATTTTATAGATATGGATACAAAACAACAATTAACATTTTCAAAACAACCAGAAAGTAATATTATTGATACGGAATTAGTAGATTCTATATTATCAAGAAAAATAATCAAACAATTAACTTCAGATTTAGGAAAAATTGATTATAGAATGATTTTCTTTTATTTAATAATTGGTTTAACTATTGGTGGTTTAATTGGTTTTATAATTGGAAAGGGTGGTTTTGGATAACTTGTCAATAGAAAAAGAATTACCAGTAGAATTAATTTCTAATCCATTAAAAGATTTATCTAAAGATAAAAATATTACTTTACAACAAATATTAAATAATCTTTTAGATGCTACTAATAATTTAGAATTAAAATCTCATATATATAAACCTAAAGCCTTATCTGGTTTAAAGATTATCGCAGATGATTTACTTAATAACCATTACGTTAACTCTGCTAATCTAATATTAAACTACATTACTACTTATCTTAAATATATGATTAGTTATGAAAGAAAAAGCAGAACAGAAGTAATTAAAGCCTTAACTTTTTCTTATAGAAATGAATCTATGGAAAATGATTTTGTTAAAAATTTAGATTAATGTTAGTAATTATTCTTGGAAATTTAGGAAGTGGTAAAACCTATATTATGACTTTACTTACGTATTCAGATAACAGATTAATATTATCTAATTATAAAATTATAAGAAAAAACTCAAAAAAGATTGATGTTCCAGATTTACTCGATTTACCAGATGATATAATATTGTTAATGGATGAGGGATATAGTTGGATTGAATCGAGAAGTAGTTCTGATTCATTAAATAAATATTTATCAAGTGTTTTATTTCATACAAGAAAAAGTAATACTGATATTTATATTACTACTCCAATGTATTCCACTTTAGATAAAAGATTTAGAAATCAAGCTAATTTTATTATTTTCTGTAAACATAGAAATAATTTTGAAACAGATGATTTTCATTTTTTATTTTATGATGTAAATAATAAAACTTATGGAAAATATACATTAGAATATTCTAAAGCAAAAGAATATTTTAATTTATATGATACTAATGAAAAAGTAGAATCTTATAAAAAAAGAGGTTTAAGTTTTAATATTTTAAAGAAATATCCAGAAAGAATGAAAGATTATATAGATGAGTTATCTAATATAGCATTTGATTCTTTAAAAGATAAAAGAATAACTCATATTTCTGTAAAGAAATTCTTATTTAATAATGGATTTGATTTAGGTTATGAACCATTTTTATATTTAAATTTAAAAGAGAATTAAATTATGTTAGTCATAAAAATAACTAAGAATATTAAAGTACAACAGTCAACTAATTACGGAATGAAACTTTTCTTAAAATATAAAGGAAAATGGATACTAATTAAATTAACAGAAAGACAAATAGAATTACTACACTATATATTAGATATATTTTATAAGAATCATGGAAATAAAAACTAAATGTTGGATTAATCATAATAATTGTTTTAATCAAACTAATGAAGTTAGAAAATGTATTCACTGTAAAATTTGGATTAAGAAATATAGATTTAATATCTGATTTATGAATTAAAATATAAAAATAAGTAAGAAGTATCAAATTAATTATTTGTTTAGTTATCATTATAATAATAATTGATTCTTTATAATAAGAATTTAATCATTATACTATATGTGTGTTAAAAGTTCCGAAAATATAAAATATAAGAAAAAGAAAAATTAGTTAAAATAATTTGCTAAAGTAATATTAATTCTTATACATTCAAGTTTACTAATCAATTCTTTATTAAACCACTTTAGTTTATCTTTAAAAACAAATTGACTAATTAATATTTCTTTACCTAAATAATTATTAGCATATAATTTATATATTTTTACTGTTTTCATAATTATTCACTTTTGCTTATTATAGATTTTATAATAAGTATCAAAAAAGAAAATTAAGTATATTTTCTTGCTATTTTAACATTCTTAGTTATCCTTCTATAATGTTCTACATCATATTTATCTTGACATGGATTACTATTACCAAATAAACAAGAAACTGGTTTCATATCAACACTCTTGTAATAAATACATTGATTACAATAAGATTTTGATTGATTCAT